CTTCTAACGACGCTTGAAATGCTGGAAGGGTCAGCAGTGCAGAACCCATACAGGATCGATTGGTGCGACGATGTGCGCGTCGAGCGCTTCCCGACCTTATGGATGCCGTTCGCCATGGAATCCATGCCCGGCAAACTCGAGTATCTCAGTGAGGATTACGCTGCCGCAGTCAGGATGACCCTGGCCGGAGTGCAGCACTATTCCATGAAGCCCAAGAAGCAACTCAACCACTGGGGAGAGTTCCCCTTTAGCTTTGCGCCTTATGCCGGGTAAGAAGACAAGGGCGTCACTGAATGATGTGGCGGCAAAAGCCGGGACAGACAGAAACCGCGTAACGTGGGCACTGCGTGATGACCCCAAGCTGCCCAAAGAGTTCAAAGACAAGATCAGGAAGGCCGCAGAAGAGGTTGGTTACGTCAAGCCACCGACCAACCAGCACCCAAACTCTAAGCTGGACCAAGACAAGGCTGACAAGATTGTGGAGGGTATCGTGGCCAACAAGTCACTTTCCAGCATTGCCTCAGAGACAGGGTTGAGCGAGCAAACCGCCTTGAAATACATCAGAGGAGTCAAAGTCCCAGCAGACTACCCTGAAAATGAGGAGGACTGGAGGAAGGACGTTACTGGATTTCTGGAGGTTGCTATCTGGAAAGGCACAAAACGATTAGCTCAGGAATCAATGGCGTTCATAGATGACCGTAGTTTACCCGTAGCGGTGGCCGTGCTAACCGACAAGCTGGCTAATATCAAAGGCCAGCCCACCAGCATTCATCTCGCAATGACGGCCTCAGTGAGCCACCGCGACCTTATGAAGGACATGAAAGAGCGCAATGTGACCACCGTGAACGACGAGCAGACGCCCGACCTGATTTAGGTAGTGGCCCAAAATGTCCTACCCCACCCACACAGCACCACTCAGAAACCACGCATTTAGGCCTGTTTATGGCAGTCAGATGCACAATAGCAGTTATATTCACTTCGACGCTCAAACACGCAGCAAATCCCTGCAAACATTGATCGAAACGCACGTCAGCACCCCTCGACAGACCCAATGTCCTACCCCGTTACACAAGGCAGACACCAGGCCGCCCGGGCCCCCGGGGGGAGGGGGGCGGGCATTCCGCGGCGACGGTAAAAGTCGACGGGTTCCCCAAAACGAAAAATATTGATAAATGAGCCAACCACTTTGCCTCACCTGCTCCAAGCCCTTCGAGATCATCAAGGTCCGCGAAGGCCCCAAGCAGAAGCGCTTCTGCTCCGACGCCTGCAACACCGGCTGGTGGAACGAGCAACCCCTGCACCCCGTCATCCCCCGGGTCGACGCCTCGCACCCCCGCGCACTCGAGCTCAAGCAGAAGCGCACCCAGCTCGTGCTGCTTGAAAAGGCAGACCCGTACACCTACGGCTTTATCCCGGACCACTGGGAGATCGCCAACACCGAGTTCCAGGCCACCCAGGAGCTCCTCATCTCCGGCGGCAACCGCGCCGGTAAAACTCTGTGGGCCGCACGCCGCGTGGTGCAAACCCTCCTCGAGAAAGAAAACGCCAGCGTGCTCTGCTGCCACACATCACACGCCACCTCGGTCACCGTCCAGCAGCCCGCCATCTACAACTACCTGCCCGTCGCACTCCGAGCCACCAAGAAGGGCCGTATTCACTACCTGAACTACAGCCGCAAAAATGGCTTTACCGACGGCTCATTCATCCTACCCAACGGCAGCCGCTGTGACTTCCTAAACTACACCCAGTCCGAGAACACCATCGAGGGCCGCGAGGCCGACATGATCTGGTGTGACGAGCTTGTTCCGCAGTCCTGGGTGGACACACTGCGCTACCGTCTGATCACGCGCCGCGGCAAGCTCCTCGTGACCCAAACCCCCCTCGAAGGCGTTGCCAGTGTCTACAAGGAATTCACCGCCGGCTCTGCCATCACACGCTTCGACGACGCCGAGCTCATCAAGGGCAAGCAAGCGCTGCCCACGTGGCCTGTGGGTAAGGCGGCCAGGACGATGGTACAGGCCCAAACCAATAGGCGGACGGTGTTTTTTTTTAGCGAGGACAACCCCTACAACCCATTCGACGAGATGAAGAGCAAGTTAGTCACCTCGCCCATGGGCCAGGTCCTGACCCGTGCCTACGGCTGGGCCTCGGACAACATCGGCAAGGCCTTCGCCCGTTTCAGACCCGATATCCACTGCATCCCATCATCCAAGGTGCCCTCCGGCGGCACCCTGTACATGGTGTGCGACCCGGCGGGCGCCCGGAATTGGTTCTGCCTGTGGCTCCTGGTGTACGAGGACGGCAAGCGCATCGTAGTCCGCGAGTTCCCGGACTTCAGTAACTATGGCGAGTGGGCGCTACCCTCCGAGAAGCCCGACGGCAAGCTCGGGCCCGCCCAAACTCTTGATGCCGGCCGGTCTATCTCCGAGTACCGAGCACTCTTCCGCCAAATCGAGTCCGATCTCGGCTACGGCGAGCCCGTAATGCGCCTGATCGACCCCAAGGCCGGCGGTTCCCCCGCACTCTCCGAGGCCGGCGGCACGACCCTGATCGACCTCCTGGCCGAGTCCGAAAACCCGCTAAACGAGCCCATGGCCTTCGTACCCGCACCCGGCGTGCCCGTCGACCAGCGCACCTCCGCGATCAACAGCCTCCTATCCTACGACGCCACCCAGCCGCTCACCCCGCTAAACGAGCCATCCCTCTATATCACCGACGACTGCGCCAACCTTTCCTACGCACTCTCCGAGCACACCGGCCGCGACGGGCAGAAGGGCTGCACTAAGGACCCCATCGACTGCCTGGGGATGCTTTTGGTCTCCAGTCTTGCGTTCGTGGGCCATGGGGGCTTTGATTGCCGCGGCGGCGGCGGATACTAAACCATTTGACTATGCAAGGAGATTCCTACAAGCAGGCAACCGACGTGATGGCACGGGTCGGCGACGAGCCCAATGTCAGCGCACTGACCGAGGAGCTGCGGCGCTCGGCCACCGACTACGGCGTCTTCGCCCGTGTCGAGAATGCCGAGAATGTGCGCTACTGCCGCTGGCCTGGACAGACCGACGATGGCAAGAAGTGGAATGATGCCAACCGTAACAAGCCGGCTTTCCCCTGGGACGGAGCCTCCGACACGCGTATCCCGCTGGCCGACGAGGTGATCAACGGCCTCGTGGACCTCTGCAGTACCTCCTTCTGGCGCTCGATGCTCCGCGTATCGCCCACCAACATCAGCCAGCTCGACCAGGCCGTCACCGCGCACAACCTGATGGACTGGACGGTCAACGCGAAGATGTACAACGACCTTACCCGCGAGGTCGAGCTACTCTCCCAGTACCTCTGGACCTACGGATGGGCCGGCGTCCACGTCACCTGGCAGCAGGAGATGGGACAGCGCGAGCAGTACCTGACCATGGACCAGATCATGGCCCTGGCCGCCCAATCCCCCGTGGACTCCATCCTGGCCGACCTGCCCAATCTCATCGCCAACCCCGAGGCCGACGACCAATCCGCGGAGCTCCTTCTTTCGGCCTTCCCCAACCTCCGCAAACGCCGGGCCCTCAAGGCCATCCGCGACCTGCGCACCGAGGGCGAGTGCGAGTTCCCAATCCCCACGATGGTCACCAACAAGCCCATGGTCGCAGCCCTGGCGCCCTACGACGAGCTGGTGTTCCCGCCCGAGACCACCGACATCCAGTCCGCCCGAGTGGTCTTCCGCCGGTTCTACATGACCGAGGCCCAGCTCCTGAACAAGGTCGAGACCGAGGAGTGGGACGCCGAATGGGCTCAGGAAGCGATCAACACGATGGGCCGCTTTAGCGACTACTCGGCCTATACCTACGCCGCCGTCGGCCTGGCCGAGAACTCCATCCTCGACCGCGAGAACCTCATAGAAGTCTGCTACGCCTACCAGAAATCCATCGACTCCGACGGTGTTCCGGGAGTGTGGTACACCGTTTTCTCACCCCAGGTAGGCGACAAGTGGGGCTACTTCGACTTGTTGGACTACGCGCACGGGCAGTATCCCTTCGTTATCTGGCGCTCCGAGCTCATCCACCGCCAGATCACCGAGAGCCGCGGCGTGCCCGAGGTTTGCTCCACCTGGCAGCACGAGGTGAAGGCCCAGCGCGACTCGATCTTCGACTACACGTCCCTGGCCACCCTGCCACCCATCGAGGTCCCCAAAACCCGCGGCGGCAACCTCAAGATCGGCCCTGCCGTCCAGATCCCTGTCCTTCGCCGCGGCGAGATCGGCTTCCTGCAACCGCCCGCCCGCGAGCCCGGTGTAGCCTTCCAGCTTATCGCAGCCATCGAGGCCCAGACCGACCGCTACTTTGGCCGCCCGACCGAGAAAGTCCCCCCGGTGATCACCCAAATGCGCCAGCAGCGCCTGATCAACAACTGGCTGCACGGCTGGACCGAGGCGTTCCGCCAGGTGCTGGCCCTCACCCTGCAATACATCGGCCCTGCCGAGATCCAGCGCATCACGGCCTCGGCCACGCCGCTCCCGCCCGACATCCAGGACTTCGACGTGATGCTCAAGTTCGACGTCCGCGAGATGAGCACCGACCTGGTCACCGAGAAGCTCAAAGC